TGGATCTGATGTGGAAAACATGCTGGGCAGTGGCATGTTGTTGGCAGGTGCACGAGCACAACCATATATCAATCGTGCAGGTCAAAGTGTAGCAAAAAAAATATATGACGCAGAACCTTATATTACTGGAGCATTAAAAGCACCTATCAAAGCACCAGTTCAGTTTGCTCGAGGCGCTGTGGAAGGACTTGTAAACAAACAATACAATCCAGCAACATCAGCCATGGCAGCACTGCAAGACACATACATTCCGCCAGCAGCAGCACAACGATTCATGGGTGAAATACCCGGAGTTCCGCCGCAAAGCATATCACAATTGCAAAGTCAAGCAAGACCCACAAGTGAATTGGTTGGCAATCGTATGGGACGTGTGGCACAGGCCATCAGTCCCAAAACACTCACAGGCGAAACACTGGTGCCACTACAGGGTCAAGGCATGCAGGCATTTGGCGAGCGTGTGGGACGTGGTGTTAGAACCAATCCCTTACAGGCCATGGGCGAAGTGGGTCTTACAGCACTTACGGGCATACCATTCAAAACATTAGGTCAAGGTATAGGTGAATTAGGTGCTAGATATCTAGGCAACAAGACTGGTTTTGTTCCAGGATTTCAAAATCGCATGACTGCTGCTCAACAACAGGCTGCTCAACAACAGGCATTCACGCCTCCTCCTGGTGGGGGTGGATTTACAGCTCCTCCTGGCGGATACGGTAGGCCACCCCCACCTCCTGGTGCTGGCAATGGTCCTATTGCTCCTGGTCAAATTCCTCCAGTGACACCTGCTGAAGCAGCAAAACAAGCAGCTTTAAGCAGAGTACAGCAACAAATGAGTCAAACTACTGGCATGACCAATCCTGTGAATGCTGAATATTTGGCAGCAGCTCGCCGCTATCAACCAGCAAGCCAAACACGTGCTGAACAGATGCAAGCCGCAGCAGCAGCAAGAATTACACCAGCAGGATCACCTTCACAAAGTCTGGCTGCTACACCTCGAGGGCAAGAGCTATTAGCACAGCTACAACAACGGGCTCAAGCAAGCGGTGCAAAATACACACCGCCTACGGCAGACACACCTACAGTGGCACCTGTTGCACCCACAGACATACCCCCAGCAATTGCAACTCTAGCACCCCAAACAACGCTGGATCGATTGCGTAGCAACCTCACACCACAAACTCCAGAACAGATTGCAGCCGTGGAAGCATACAATGCCAAGACACCAGCAGAAAAGTCTGCGCAGACTCGTGCAGAGAATGCTGCCAAATCAGTTGTGGAAACACCAGCACCTGTTGTACAATCAACTATGACAAAAGCACAACAGGCCAAAGCAGACGCATATAGGCTAAAGCAAGATGAAATGATGCAAAAAGTGCAAACTCCTTACAAGCCAGGAATTACAGGTGAATCAGAATCTGCATTTAATGCTCTTGTGGACCACATGAGAAATCGACCTTACATGGCCGGCGTAGAAAGAGCAAAAACCAGAACTAAATCAACAGGTGAAGTGTTTACTCCTACAGCATTAGTTGACGAAATATTAACTACAATGGAAAAAAACAATCAATTAGTGTTTAAAGATCCAACAAAAACTTATCTAGATCCTGCTGCTGGAGATGGTCAATTTTTGAGTGAAGTTGTTTTGCGTAAGGTGCAAAATGGCAGCACACATAAACAAGCGTTAGAAACAACTTATGGTGTTGATTTAATGCCAGATAATGTTAAAATTTTGCGTGATAGATTACTAGCAGGCAGAGAAGATTTAAGACCTATTGTTGAACAAAATATATTGGTTGGTAATAGTTTAAAGCCTTTAGACCGAGTACCAGGACAAACAGCATTAGATCACCAACGCATGGTGGAGTTGTTTGGCGAATATTATACAGAACCAACAAAGAAATCATCAAGTAAAAAAGCACCACCTGGTGTAATTAACATGATTCCGGAAGAAGGCACTGGCACTTTGAAAACTGGCGATGCTAGATTTAATGGCGGCACATATGATAATCCGTTGCCACACACACAAGCCTTGGACAAGATAGAAATGTTTGAAGGTTTTAAAGATCTGTTGTTACCCGAACAAAAGGTCAACATTGTTGGCGGCACTGGCACAGAAAATTACATTGTGAGAAAACTTCCTAATGGAAATTTAAATCGTGCTTATGAAAGAAAAAAGACAGGCAATGATAGATTTAATGAATCTATTGATGACATGACTTACGCTGATGGCGGCCCAAATAAAATTATATGGGAACATCCTAGTGGTTACGATTATACATTCATTGGCGGCACACTTGAACGCATTGTAGATCATACTAACCCAGCAACACCAACTTACACGCCAACATCAAGAGGATGGGATAAATTGCCAAAAGTGTCTGCGCCTGATGTGATTGACATCATAAGAAAAATTAAAGAGTAAGTAATACTATGACAACACAACAACAACTAACCCAAGTCTTTTGCGACAACTTTGTCACATACTATCGCTCACACGTGGCACATGTGAACATCATGGGTCGCACCTTTAGATCCGATCACAAACTGCTACAAGGCGTGTATGAACGACGCCAAGCACAAGTAGATGTCATAGCAGAATTACTGCGTACTCTTGAAGTGTTTATGCCACACTGCTTGACAGACATCATGGCAGGCAGTGAAATAACAGATGAACCCATAGAAGGAGACGCAGATGAATTACTTGAACTGGTTAGAACAGACTTGGAACAACTCAAAGGCTGCTATGAAGAACTCATGGCAGTGGCTGATTCGGAAGGTCATGCGGAAATAAGCAACTATGCACAGGATCAGATCCTGGACATTGCCAAATCAATCTGGATGTTAAGCAGCACCCTGGACTAAACCTTGAAAAACGCCTAAAAAACTTCAATAAAATCAACAACTTACAACGCCCCCGGCCTGCTTTTTTGCAGATCTAACATCAGTATACTAGGGCAGTATAACTAAAACATTGAGAAAGACATGAAATGCGATTCCATTCACTTGTGCCACAGCACGCCATCTGTAACCTAGACTATGTGGGTTGCGCCTACACCCAAAAAGCCCTTAAATTTGCACGTATGATGACCGAAAGAGGTCACGAAGTCATCACCTATTCAGTAGAGGGCATGGCCACTGCTTCAACAGAGGATGTTGTTGTGGTGGACACGGCCACATATGAATCAGTGTACGGCACACACGACTACAGATCCAAATTCTTTAAGTTTGACCAAAACGATCTTGTGTATAAAACATATGATGCCAATGCTGTGGCTGCCGTCCAAAAACGCAAACAGCCCGGTGACTTTCTGCTGCCTTGGTGGGGCTCGGGCAATCGAGCTGTGTGTGACTTCCATTCAGACATGATTGTGGTAGAACCTGGAATTGGCTACGCAGGTGGTCACTGGGCCCGATACAAGATATTTGAATCATATGCGATCTATCATGCCTACTGCGGACTGTCAAGAGTGGGCAACTGTGACCAAAACAATTATGAGTGTGTGATCCCCAACTTTTTTGATCCAGCAGACTTTGAGTTTAAAAAAGACAAAGGCAATTACTTCTTGTTCTTGGGCAGAGTGTATTCAGGCAAGGGTGTGCATATTGTTACCCAAATTGCAGAGCGGATGCCCAAACAAAGATTCATTATAGCGGGACAGAATCCTGACAACTTGACCTTCCCTGCCAATGTGGAGTTTGTGGGCTACGCAGACACAGCCACACGCCGAGCACTAATGGCCAATGCTAGGGCTGCATTTGTGCCCAGTCAGTATGTGGAACCTTTTGGTGGAGTGCAAGTGGAGCTGTTGTTATCAGGCACACCCACTATCACCAGCGACTGGGGTGCATTTGCCGAAAACAATCTACATGGCATCACAGGCTACAGATGTAGAACATTTGATCACTACATGTGGGCTGCACAAAACATTGATCGCATAGATCCCCAAGCCTGTAGAACCTGGGGTGAGAACTTTACATTGTCAAGAGTAGCACCTGCCTATGAAGAATACTTTGAAATGGTGCAGGACATACATGGTGGCGAGGGTTGGTATCAATCACACCCCAAACGCACTGACCTGGCATGGTTGAGCCGAACCTATCCCAATCGCTTGTAGGCGTAGCTGCCACGCACGTCGTAACCACGGCGAGCATGTATGCGCAAGAAGCCAGTTTGATCACCACGCATGGTGGTTGAACATATGATAGGCACCGCCGCAAAAGCAGCAAATGCTTCCCAAAGATCAATCATGTCGTTGACTAACTTGACTTTGGTTCGTGCAGGTAGACTTAAGGCTAGGTGTGCCATGCGAACCACTACCATTTCGTTGTCACTCCAAGGCGCACGTTCATTTCGCTTGGCCCAGGTGTAGGCCAGCAGTTGCCCAGTAGGGGTCACAGCAACACTCACAAGTTCGGTCATGGGCAGGTAAAATTGGTTGATCACTGCTAGAGTTATATTTCTGCTGTAGGCCACAGGATCTGGTTCAAATATGGTGTCTATTTCAGTCTGGAAGTCATGTTCAGCCATAGCCACAATGGCAGCAACATCACGACCATCAGCTGGTCGCCAGGTGTATGCTAGTGCATCCATAGCACATCCAGGAAGTCAGGAACATTGTTAAAGATTAGGGTGCTGTACGCAGGATCAGTTATGCGGATCAAGATAAGGTCTGGGTCGTGAAAATCACTTCCAGCAGTGTAGGCCGAGTCAGGGATATTGAGATCTAGCCATTGCGGCCAATCCATGCAGTCCATAATATAAGTCATTGCCATCCATAAAAGATCAGTGCCAGGGGACTGGTGTGACAGGAATTACCATGGCGTGGCAATTTAAAAGAACTCTAGAATAGCATAACCATTCACGAGGGAGAGCCAGTCTCTCTCTGCGTTTAACACCCTTTCGGGTGTCCCTGACACTGACAAAAATATTTATGCATTCAGGCAAAATTACCTGGTAAAACATTGCCTTTTGTGCTTGCGAGATAAATACATTTGTTATATAATAACACATATTGAAAAGGAAAATGTAATGACACAATACGAAGAACAAAAACTGTTTTACGAACAGTTCAACACAGTGATACACAATCACCAGGTCTGGGCAGAGTCACAACAAGGCTGCATGGATGTGCTCAAGGACCCTTGGAAAGCACAACCACCACAGGTGCGTGTGGAACCCAACATTAACGATCCAGATCACACACAAGCACGTGATATCTTGCGCCAAATACGGGCAAGACAACAAGCTGCCATGACTGCGGCTGCGGCCATAGAGGCAGAAGGTGAAGGAGAATGAAGTTTAGTTTCCACACAGTACTACGGGGCAAGCCCCAAAAACTGCAGGACTCTACTGGTCGGCCCTATTATGAATACAACGGCCAAAGAGTTAATCTAGGCTGGGGCTGGGAGAACATCGAAGCAGACTGGCCAGATGTGTTTGAACTGATCACCACGGAAGGCCTGGCTACATCAGCAGAATTGAGCAGCGACAATCGCAAGGAAGCCACGTTTGTGAGCCGGGACTTGATCATGGTAGATATTGATTCTGGCATGACTATCCCGGAACTGTTTGAAGATGCGCTATACAATCAGTATGCGGCAGGCTTTTATGCCACACCCAGCCACACTGATTCAGCACACAGGTTCCGCATAATGTTCCGTTTGGCCACACCACTTGCCACAGCCACTGATGTTGTGAAACTGAACAAGATGCTCATGCGACATTATACACAAGCAGATGCTGCTTGTAAAGATGCTACCCGAATCTTTTATGGCACACCCAACTGCCAACTGCGGGAATGCCGACCCAATGTGTTGAGCGATGCGGCAGTTGCCCAGTTGATTGAGCAGTACAATGTGTGGGAAGCAACAGAAATGGCACGCCATAACCAAGCACCGCCACGTGAACTCAACCCCACACAACGCACACGCATCTTGGACCTGCTGAAATCAACCTACGTGGGTGAATATGCCAAGTGGCGCGACATTGGCTGGGGACTCAAAGCCGGGGGCTACACAGTATCAGATTGGCAGTATGTTACTACAGGCATGATGAGCAAGAAAACTCCCGAAATGGCACGTGAAGTATGGGCAGCTGGCCGAGCCAACGGCAAGATCACTATGGGCACTGTGATTTGGTTTTTAAAGCAAAGACACGGTGCGGACTGTTTGAAAATCACACACACAGATGCACTCACAGCGTATGAAACGGAACTGGCAGAACTGGAACAGCTGGAACAAATGATTAAACAAAGAAAGAAAATACATGAGCAAGATACAAATAGATGACCTGTCACCAGAGCAGTTGGATCTGTTGCAGGCGCAGATACAAACTGCTAAACAAAGCCTGCAGTTGGTGTTGCCGGACTTGACACCTAGAGGTGCGGGGCGTCCCACACGTGACAACACAGATGCCTTGTTGAAACACTACAGCATTCGAATCAGGCACAACGAGATGACCAAGGAAATGGACATTGACATTCCCACCGAACACTTCTCCATAGACACAGCAATGAATGCCAAACTGGCACACATCAAGAGCTTGGCTCGTAAACATGATCTAAACCCTAGTGATATATTTGAACACATGGCCAAGATTGCCAATGAACACAGCTATCACCCGGTGCGTGATTGGATTGATACCTTGACCTGGGACGGTCATGACAGGCTACAGAACTACTATGATTCGGTGGAGTTAGCAACAGATAATCCCATGAAGCATACAATTATGCGCAAATGGGCCTTGAGCCTGGTGGCAGCACTGTATCATCCCAACTTCTCCTGTGAGGGTGTGCTCACACTGCAAAGTCCACAAGGCACAGGCAAAACAATCTGGGTTGAAGAACTGATCCCTGCCAAGTATCACAACATCTGGAACAAGGATGCTGTGATCATTGACACCAAGAACAAGGACACACAGATGAAAGCACTGGGCTACTGGATAACAGAACTGGGTGAAATTGACGCTACGTTCAGGCGCAGCGACATTGAAGCCTTGAAAGCGTTTATCACAGAAAAGGTTGATGTGATCCGCCCGCCCTATGAACGCACCAGCAACAAGTATCCCAGACGCACTGTGTTCTATGCCACTGTGAATGAGCAGGAGTTTTTGCAGGACACAGAGAATCGACGCTTCTGGGTGTTGCGTGTGCAGGGATTTGATCTGGGTCAGATTGATCCCGCACAGTTCTGGGCACAGATGCGTGATCAATATCGTGATGTGGCCAGTAAAATTGGCACAGGAGCAGACAGGCTGCGCAACAACGAGTTTGGTTGGTTCATGAGTCCAGACGAGCGACAGCAGATGCAACGCTTGCAGGGTGTACACAGAGCCATTGATCCTGTGGAACAGACCTTGGAATCAAGAATCAGCTTGAATCCCTTGGCAAAAAAGAACAATCTGGGTGAGTGGTTGAACGCAACAGAGATCTTGAAGAAGTGCAGTGTGTATCCTGTGGGACGCAAAGAAGCCAACACAGCAGCACGTTGGTTGCGAGCAGCAGGTTTTGATGCTGATAGACAAAAGCGATACTGTGTGACCATTGTGTTGCCAGACCAGCCATATCAGTACGCCAGCACTGTGAATCGCACAGGAGGACCCAAACGCGACTAACCATAGTCGCATTTTTAAACCGTAGTTTCTGGTGGTTTCTGCGTCAAGCGGTGCCGTAAGAAGCGAATGCGACTACTAATACTATATACAGTAATAAAAAAAGTATATTATTATATATTATATACATATAGCCGCACTGAACCTAGCGGCTGTTAGTAGTCGCACTGAATTGAACAAAGGAAATAGAAATGACAACAATTGAAAAACCCGTTAACAATAGAATTGGCAAAGGCACAGGCCTACGACCCCATGTATGGAAAAGCGGTCCTGATCCTCTAGCACATGACAGCTACTGTGCATGGCTACAGTGCAGGAACCAGGCCAACTATCGCAAAGAAGGCTGGTGTTTAACATTTGATGAATGGCAAGCACACTGGGCAGGCATGTGGCACAGACGTGGACGCAGCAGTCAGGAGCTGTGTATAACTCGGCTAGATTGCAGTAGACCTTGGAGCACGGAGAATGTTATAATCATCACAAGACGTCAAAATGCACAGCGCAAGGCAGGACTACGGACAGGGCAAGGTCAAGGGCCCAGTGATGTGGTGTTGGATCGGAGCTGGGCGGCCAAGGCGCTGACATAATTCAGCAAACTCCTGTTGTTGTTGCTGATTTACACAACGGATACCGGGAGTCTTGCTCATCACCCACACGCCATAGCGACGACGATACACTTGACTGATGATTTGTACTGGCATGGCTGTATTTATTTGGATTAAATATGTATATAATGAGGAACCAGAATGGGTCAAGCTCGACTACGTGCTAAAGAAATAGCAGAAATCAAACGCTGGGGCGGTAGGCTGATTGCCACACCAGAAAAGTCAAAGCCTGTGATGTTTAGAGCAGGCGATGATGTGTGGATGATTGCAGACGCAGAATTTGGCACCTGGTTGGCGGCTGCACATGAACTTGCACATCCTATCGAAGTGCAGGCTGAAATGGCAAGACTGGCACTCATCGCGGAACGTTCGGGCATAAAGGAAAAGGAATGTCAGCAATGGTTCATGCTGCAACTCAAACTGTATGCGGACGCAAAATTAACAAAACCCATGCCTAAACCCATTGTGTTTGCGCAGTCGCATAAGTAATCAATATGAGCACGGAATCAAATCAAAAAAAAGTCAACGCCAAAACGGGACGGCCCAAGGTGTCAAGCCGTGGAGGCGTTAGAGTTAATGCCGGACGCCCAAAAGGTTCAGTGGCCAAGGTCACCATCAGTTCCTTGCTGGACTCAATTGAACTGCAAGGCGGTCAAAGCTACACTGACCTACTGACTCAAGACTTCCTGGCTGCTCGTAGAGGCAATGATTCGGGACTCACTGCCAAGTACCATAATCTAATCTTGAACAAGGTAATGGCCACCATGAACTCAATTGAAGTGAGTAATCCACAAGATGAAGTTGATGCCAAGTCAGCAGCGTTCACAGCCGCCTTGGCCAAGATAACTGAAATTGCTGCCACAACTAAATAACACTATGCCAAAGAAGAATGTCAAACTATCAGTCAAGCGTGGTGAGAAACTGCCCGTATCAAAAGGCGCAGGTTTGACAGCCAAGGGTCGTGAGAAGTATAATCGTGAGACAGGCTCGAATCTTAAGGCACCTACGCCAACAGGCGCACGCCATGACAGTTTCTGTGCTAGATCAAAAGGTTGGACTGGCGAGCGCGGTCGGGCCGCTAGAGCAAGATGGAAGTGTTGATATGAAAAAGAAACCAGCAGGATTGTATGCCAACATCCAGGCCAAGCGTGATCGCATTGAGTCAGGGTCTGGAGAGCGTATGCGTCGAACAGGCGCCAAGGGTGCGCCCACAGCAGAGGCTTTTCGCAAGAGCGCAATGACAGCAAAGAAACCCAAATCAAAAGGAAAAACAAAATGATGAGACCCAACTCAAAAACACAAATGGATACCGGACTGGGCTTTGATGGCGCAGGCATGGAATCTACAGGCAAGGTGCGTGGTGGCTTGCACGTGAATCGATTCACAGGCTACATGAACGATGGCCGCTTGGTCAACAAAGGCCGTGGACCCACTGTGGGCAATCAGGGTTGTGAAGATGCCAGTCGTCCAGGAGCCTCCGCTTCAGTAACTCGAGACCCTTATGTGTGTCCTCCAGTGAGTGGCACACCAAAGCTGCCAGCTCAAGGTAGTGTGCGTGATTCAATCAACCGTGGCAGTCAGGTTCGTCCAGCCTCCATGATGGCAGTGAAGAAGCCTAGCAATCCTGATTCAATCCGTGCCAAACAAACAGGTGGTCCAGGTTATGGTGCTGTGACCAAAGGCACTCGTCCTGTGGCTCCGGCTTCAACTGGTGGCATCAACTACGGCCCCAAGAGCCAATATTAAGGACTGACCATGAGCGTGCCTTTTTCCCCCATTGGTCGTAGTATCATTGCCCCATACACAGATGATTCAACAGACACCAGCATTACTATCACTCCTGGATCTGCAGGCTTGCCCAATGTGCTTTACTGTGTGAATGTGGACACAGCCAATGTGGTTGTGGTCAGCACCAGCTTTGACGCACTAGACACCAATGCCACCATACCCACATCTGGTGCCAATGGTATCGGCGTTGTGATTGGTCCCTCCAGCACAGCAATGATTCGACTACCACAAGTGCCTTATGTTCAAGGCAACCTTTATGTGTCAGTGGCAGGTGATTCAGCCACAGGCAATGTGTTTATTACTCCAGGAGTGCTATAATGCCAACTCAAATAACCGCCGCACTAGAAACTGTGGTCAACACAGGCAGTCAGAATCTCTACACCATTACCACAACACCCACCACACCAGGCATCAATCCAGGCAACGTTGTGATAGCCAACACAGCCGGTGGATTCACTACCAACAGTTTCCGTTCATACCGTGTGGGTGACACTGTGACAGTATCTGGCACTCAAGGTGGCACAGGCTCAATCACTGGCTACACTGATCCCACCACCTACTACATTGTGGGAACCAATCAGTCCAGCAACTTTGTGTTGAGTACTACCCCTACAGGAGCCAATGTAATCACTGTGGCTGGAAGCACAACAGGCATGAGCTTTGTGGCGTCAGGCACTGTGTTTCCTCCTGTGACAGGCGCTGTGCAATTTGACACAGTGACATCACCACAACAGGTGGTGTTCAGTGCCATCACTGCCAATGTAGGCACTGCCATCACTGCCAATGTCACAACAGGTGTGTTTGGCCTGGCCAACGTTGCCAACATTGCTTATCAGTTGAATGGCTATGTTGAAGTCACAAGTGTGCCGGCCACATACGGTTGGGTCAACACGGACACCAATGCCGCTGTTGGACCAACTGCACCCGCAGGCATACCATTAAGCACTACCTTTCTAAACCCCACAGCCAATGCTGTGAATGTGGCTTTAAGAGTGAGCACACTGGATGGTGCACCATTTAGACTGCCAGCACAGATTCAAGCAGCCGCTGCCACTGTGAGTCAAGTATCAGGCTACACTGTAGCATAAGGAAACACCAATGAGATTATCAACTAAAAATATGCAGGCCAAAGAGATCAACCAGTCACGTGGTCCCACAACAGGCAACCACAACACAGGATCCAAACGTGCAGACGCCATGAGCGAGAAAAGCAAGACAGGATCAGAGAAATCAGCACTGGCTGACATGGTCACAGACGCTGTGGCCCGTCGCGGTGAACTCATGCGTGGTGTTAGAGATCCAGCAGTGGAGCCCGTCAAGGCCACTGTGAATGTTGGTCGTGGCCCCACAAAAGGCAACGCTGCCAAGCAACAGAAATCAGGTGCTGCCCGTCGAGGTGCACTAGGCGCTAGTTCAGGCTACTGATCAACCCCTACTAGAGCACACAGGGTGTGTTCTAGTTCAAGATTTGTTTTGACAAGGAAAAGACATGAACAAACGACCAACCCCCGCACCCGCAGAAAACATCTGGGATGACGCTGTAGAACCTGCAGCCCCAGTTGAGCCTGATGCAAAACCCCCTAAACTAAAAAAGCCAGCAGCACCGTCTGCACCTGAACGAGACTTTGATCTAGAAGGTCTCATGACAGACTTTCCCACAGCTCGAGACCTTGAACGCTTTGTGTATGATGAAACAGGCATTGTGCTGAACCTAAAAGGTCGTGCCAACAAGCTGAAGTATCAAGTGGCCATGGACACACTCAACGGCATCAATGTTGAAGAGAAGTTCATTGGCCGAGACAATCCTTATCTAGACAAAACAGATATGGTGCCTGAAGATCCACTCAAGACCCTGCCACCCAGAGACCCTGCCATTCCTGGCCGTGAAGATCTACAGAATGAATTCTTCACTGCATTTGTGCCACACTCGGATGCGGAGTATCACTCTCAAGGTCGCAAGATGCACTGCACATTCAAGAAGTATAAGAATGGTATGATCACCTATGAAGTGATTGGTCCTATTGAACCCAGAGCACATGGCGAAAAGATTGACAAGTGGGGCAAGATTCGTCCCGAGATCATTCGCTGGGTAGACCCCAGAACAGGTGAACAGATTGTGCAGCGTCCTGATGGCAGCTTTACACCCATTGGTCGCAGACTCAAGGCCATGATGCAGACATTCCGATACAACACCACAAATCAGTGGGTCAAGTACGTGGACAGAGACTTTATATCACTCAATCACAAGGCAGCTATCAATCCTTGGGAACTGGACGCATAATGGCCGACACACATCCTGCCATAAGAGATGGTCAGATACATGCAGCCGTAGAAGCACGGCGTGTGGATGATACCAAGATCCTGCAAAAGGTCAATGCTGTGAACCGTGAAGCGTTTACCCAACGCTTTCCCAATCAGATAGAACATCACATGAGATTGGTGAGTGAACGCTTGCAGGCATGCTTGACCAAAGATGCTGACACAGTGCTCACTGACACCACCACCTGGTTGGCCACAACAGAAGACATCCTGAACTTGAGTCTGGCTCTCAAAAGCCTTAACCAAGTGCGTCAAGACTGGCGCTTGCCTGCGGTTGAATAATGCTTGATCCCATTGTGCTCATGCGTAGAGCCCTGCGCTGGGTCATGGATCAGCACAGCATCCCCTCTGAAGCCTGGCACACACTCACAACAGATGCACAACAAAAGCTACAGGACTTGACCATTGCTGTAGCTGATGACATGCGCTACAATGGTTTGAAATACTTTAGACCATTTGAACATCAGCGAGCATTCTTCAACACCACTACAGATCGTAGAGGCATCTTGGCTGCCAACAGGATTGGTAAGACAGTATCAACATGTTATGAAACTGCCTATCACCTTACAGGAGCATATCCCGACTGGTGGACAGGCCACCGTTTTGACAAGCCCATTACTGTAATGGTGGCTGGCGAAGGATGGAGTCAAGTTGCGCTGGTGCTACAACAAGAGCTGCTGGGCACACCAGATGTCAAACTGCGTGATCAACTAGGCACAGGAGCCATACCCCGAGACGCCATCATAATTGACACCATGCGAGGTGATGGTGCCAACTGTATTGGTGTAGAGATTAAACATGCAACAGGTGGCAAGAGCTATTTGTTGTTTGCCAACTACACACAAGAGGTGCGTCAGCTGCAAGGATTCAAACTTAACCTTGCGGTGTTTGATGAGCAGCCTCCAGATGACTTTTTCTCTGAAATAGTAACACGTACTGCCACCACACAAGGCATGGTGCTGTGCAGCTTTACACCACTCAAGGGTCTTAACGGCCTGGTGTCAAAGTTCTGGAACAAAGAAGAGGGCTACGATTATGTTAGAGTGGCCTGGGATGATGTGCCTGAATATGATCCCTGGGGCGAACCATTTTTGCTGATGGAAACACGACGCCAACTGGAACGCGACTACCTGCCACATGAGCGTGAAGCACGTATGCAGGGCAAGCCCATTCAAGGTAAAGGTGCTGTGTTCCAGATCCGCGATTGGCCCACCTACAAGCCTAGTGAAATTGACTTTAGAAGCCTGCCCAACATACATAGAATTATTGCACTTGACTTGGGCTTGGTCAACGACAAGACTGTGATCAGTCTCATGTATTGGGATCCTTATGAACGAACAGCATACCTACACAAACAGATCTTGGTTCAAGGCATTGAAGAAGCTGTGCCCACACAGTATATCAATCACTTACTTCGTCCTGAAGTGTTTGGCACTCCTATTGTGCTACCTGCTGACGCAAGTACTGCTGGCAGATACACCATGAGTGCATCCAGCATAAGAGAACTGTTTGAATCTTATGAACTCAATGTGCATGCCAAGGCCATTATGAATCCACCTGACTCGGAAGGCAGAGTGACCAATCACAAAAGCTACGGCATCAACCAAATGCGACAAATGCTGGAAGTTGGTAGTCTAATGATCAACGAGAACTGTGTGGATTTCCTGCGTGAAGCACAAAACTACTATGTGGATCAACAAGGCCGCTTCAGTGATCCTGATGACTGCATTGACAGTGCTCGTTATGCCATACTGGGCTGTCTAAACGGTCTTGCTGAACCCTGGGACAACCGAACACCACAACAGCGCATGGCAGCACAGCGTGATCGTTATGTACGTAGAGACGACTCCACCCGGCCTGCCTGGAAACGATCATACTCACCAGAATAATGCAGCATTAGCCTGGCTTTTTATGATGCCACTAAATACTGTATCCCGAGGAAACCCCGATGTTGGACATAAAAAATATACCCATTGAAAAGATCAATCAGAACCGAAAGCAAAACGCTATCTTTGTTCGCATGAAGAATCAAATGGACGTGAAGATGGCAAGTTATCTACGCTATCTAGGAACCAAGAACGCTGTGAACCGTGCTAGTGATTACCACTACTTGGTTCTGGCTGTGACGGACAGCACAGCGCCTGTAAACGGCATAGATTATATCCACCCCACTGTGAAACCTGCTGTGGATTATGCCACTGCTGTGATCACCAAAGGGCTTGTGCCACACGGCGAGATCAACTTTGAGTTTGTGGCTGATTCTGAAGAAGATGAAGTAGCTGCTAGACAAGCCACAGACATGGTGAGCAAGGTTGTGAACCAAATGAATGACCCGCACTTTATCATGGAACGCTGGGTAATGGATGCTGCCATGCACAAAAACGGCATGATGATGATCAAACCCATTCGTGAACAGATTGTGCGCTATGTCACCACAGAAGGCACAGCAGATCAGTTGCTGGCTTTTGAACAACAAGCAGCTGACTCTGGACTCACTGCTATGCGTCAGAGCCGACGCAGAACCAGTGTGGATCTACAGTCAGCCCTGGCAGAGATACAACAGAATCTAGGCGAAGCAAGATCAGCAATTGACGAAGCACAACTGGATCTCATGGTCAAAAACTTGCCCCTGGACCCTGAAGACACAGACGAGCCCATGGATCAGCCTGCTGCTGTGCTGGAAGCTGAACAATCAGTCTTGACAGACGCCATCAATCGCAACACCATATACACTGCCAAGTACAAACTCACAGGCTACAACATCAACATCAAGTTTCACCCTATTGCACAGCACTACTGGATCTGTGATCCCACTGTGGCTGAAATGCGTGAACAACCTTTCTGTGGTTATTATGACCCCATGAGCATACAAGAGGCCTTGGAATTATATCCCAGTATCAATCTGGAAGAATTTAGAACACACGCTGAATACAACATGAACGGTGCATACCAAGCAGGATCTGTCTTGAACAACCTGGCCATCCACGCACGTGACTCTGTGCCTGTTATGGGTATCCCTGTGAGTTCAGCATCAAGTGCTGACCCAGACTCAAGACAGATATCAATTGTCACAGTATGGAACCGCTACGACATAGATGGCGATGGCGAATTGGAACTGGTAGAACTAATCTATTCAGGCTCATACATCATATCAGCACGTGAAGTAGAGTTTATCCCTGTGGCCAACATGTGCCCCAAACCCTTGCCCGGCAACTTCTACGGCATGAGCATTGCAGAGTCAGTGATTCCCATGCAGGAATACGCAACATCAGCCGCAAGAGCTGAAATACAGTTGGGCCTCTTGACAGCAACGCCAAGATTGGGCGTGAAGCCTGACAGACTGGACTTTGAAATGCTACAGGATGGAGAAGCTGCCATTTTTATTCTGGACTCAAAGTTCAATCCTGCCACAGACGTGTATCAGATTCCACCACCGTCAGGCAACTTGCAGTTCCTAGAAGTGGCCATGAACCGTATTCAGCAAGACACCATGAGCATGATTGGCATGACCACACCCAGTGATGTGTTCAACCCTGAAGTTATGGCACCTGGCAACTCGGGCATCAAGCTACAGATGGCACTCACACCCAATCAGATCATTCAAGACAACACAGTGCGCAACTGTGCGGAAGGCTTGAGAGAAGCCTTGTGGTTGGTGTGGCGCACTCTGATCCAGTATGGTGATGACTATGGTGTCAAGAAGCTGGCAGCCAGCGCACACCCTGACAAACAGCCTGTTTACCTAGACTATCTGGCCTGGGATGACATGAACTTTTGTGATCGCAAGCAGGTGCACATTGAATTGGCACTGGGCATGATGTCAGAAGAGAATGCTCTGGCCCGTACACAGATCATCCAAAAGGTGCAAACAGAATTATACAACACAGTGCAAGGCATGGTTGGTTCAGGCACACTAACACCAGACATATTCAAGAAAGTCAAGAAGCCTTTTGCGGATACCTTGTATCAACTGGGTGTGAAAGATTGCGACACCTACTTGCCTAGCGACGAAGAAGTTGCGCAAATGATCTCACAAGCACAAGAAGCTGCCAAGAACAAAGAACCATCAGCAGATGACAAGAAGAAACTGGCTGATGCCAACCTAGCAGATGTTCGGGCAAGACAAATACAAGCAGAAGTTGCAGGCGAGGATGCCGAAAGCCAATTGGACTTTATGTCAATGGCAGCTGGTGACCCAAAAGTTTACAGCTAACATGTGCAGCAGTGCAAGTGCAAAAATATTTGCACTGACACTGCAACACATACAATACTACACAGCACACAGCACACATAGCAAAAATATTTGTGCTGATACTTGCAACACATACAATACTACACAGCACACATAGCAAAAATATTTGCACTGACGTTAACTAGCTAAATACTTTACACAACAAAGCAACAGTTGTTTTGTTGTGTTATATTTTTATGTACTGGAGTATTAAATGTTAAAAATTAAAGCGCAGCAAACTTTGCAAAAAGTTATGCAAAACAAAAATGTGTTAGCAGTGCAAGACGCTGCAATGTTAGTGTGCAGTGTTGACGCTGCTATTAGACAAAACTTAAACAATGTGTCTCACTGGACTTACAACGACGACAACGTGTTTGTTATTACAGGGCCTACACTGGCTATTACTGATGACGTGCAAGTTGACGACTTGTACGCTGCTTGGGATGTTATAGTAAAAACATACGCAGCAAAGCAGCTAGCATAACGTAAACAATAATGCTGGCACAAATATTTTTGCTAACGCTATTGTAGCACACATTGCAAAAATATTAGTGCTGGCATTACTGTGCTAAATACTTTACACAACAAAGCAACAGTTGTTTTGTTGTGTTAATTTTTTTATGTATTGGACTTTATATGCAACACACACAACTAATAACTTTTTGTAAGTTAATGACCCCAGCAAGTTTTAACACATGGCTTGCTACACTTACAGCGGAGCAAAAAACACAAATGTTCCCAACTTTTGACCATTACTTGGACTGCGTTCCAAAATGATAGTGCAAATAACAAACAGACACAATCGTGTTTACAATGTGCAACAGCACAGTGTAGTGGATCGTGCGTTTGGCTCTGGCATATATCAAGTGGGCAGCTTGCGCTACCTGCGTAAGTTAGTGCCTACAGCTAGACGCATAGTTGATGTTGGCGCTAATGTTGGCACCAACACTATTGAATACGCAACTTGGGCACAAAATGTAGAAGCATTTGAATGCAGCGACATAACTTACCAATTGCTACAGCAAAACATTGCTGCTAATCGTCAGCGTCAGGGCGGCAAGCCCTGGTACCCCTACAGTGCGCTAGACATCACAGGCACAATAACAACACACAAAACAGCACTAATGGATCGGTGTGCAACAGCATACGTAAATCACCGCGAAGCTGGACTTGCTGACTTTGTGCGTTATGATACTGGCGACCAAGCATGCACAACAGCAACTATTGACAGCTATGGGTGGCAGGATGTTGACATTATCAAAGCTGATACTGAAGGCACTGAATGGTTGGTAATACAAGGCGCCCAGCAAACTATTGAACAGTGTCGTCCTGTAGTGGAAGTAGAGTTTTGGAACTGGGAAAAACGCCTGGGCTTGCACAATCAACACATGCTGGACTATTTTCACAGCATTGACTATGTGCAAACAAACAACGCAGGCGATACAATTGCCTGGGACGCACACGGACGCTGGAACAAAGCACTTGCACGGGCTGCAGGGCAACGAAACAGCGCAATGGACAGATTTTTTATACCAAAGGAACGGTTATGATAGATGATGCAACAATACAAGCGTTTAACACACGCCTAACAGTGGACTTTAACAACTACAAAAAGTTTACACCAGCACAACGGGATCAGGCCAAGCAGTACGGTAGCGATGCAGAAGCACTGCTGAAGAATCGTGAACTGGCCTTGTTCGTTCATCACTTTAAATTTACATTGAGTGATATCCTGCTGACAATTGTGAGCCATAGTGATGAAGCCAATGCACACAGAGTGGCAGTGGCCAATCAACTCACAGGCATTGATGCGTTTATTGGCAGCCTTAAACAAGCTGTGTTCATGCGCAACCGGATACTGGAGTGGGAATCAGCTCCAAAACAGAATCAATAAACTGGTATTTTAATCACCTGGACTAAATATCTCAACAACGGTAAGCTTCGGCCCCGGTTTGAAACAAGGAATTTTAATGACAACCATGATCACGCCTAACAGCACTGACCCAGTCGGCGCAGCGGCCAATGACAACCCAGCAGTCCCTAGCCTGGACTCAATTGCAACCAAGATGACCGCCATGCGAGAGCAGACCGAGCGTAATCTACTTCGTGCAACCGAGCAGACTGCAGCAGGCACACAAGAGCCTGTGGCCCACGAGAGTGTAGAGCCAGAAGTTGCTGATGCCAGCGACACAGAATACCAAGACGACACTGTGGAATCAGAGGCCCCTGAAGAGGTAAGCACTGACGCAACAGAAAGCACAAGCGACGAATTGATCGACTTTATTGAATTTGCAGAGACTAATCCCAATGCCAAGTTCAAGTTTATGAAGAACGGTAAAGAAGTTGTAATTGATGCCAAAAAAGCCGCAAGTATTCTAGGTCAAGGTGGAGCAATACACGAAGAAGCACGCCAGTTAAAGGTTGAGCGAGCCGAGTTTGATGAATATCTTCAAGCCCAGCGAGCACAACAAGAAGGACTAACACTGGCTATGGAGTTTACGGTAGAACCACGCTTGCAAGGTGCCTACGATGAGATTGTGAAAACGCAAGGTTATCAGACCACGTTCCAACAACAGCTTGCCAGAACGCAAGATCCCGGACAACAAGCCAGGATTCAAGCTAGTATGCGACAGAATGAGCAATACATTCGTCAACAGCAAGGCATAATTGGACAACTGAAACCCGCAGTGGATCAATTTCGACAAGTTCGTCAGCAACAAGTGAGTGAAAGATTAGATTCTGCACGGAAGTCGTTCCAGGACAAGGAGTTGAGAAACGAATATGTCTATAACGAACTGCGTGACAAAGTCGTGAAGATTTGGCCACAAGCACATAGCGAGATTATTCCTGGCATTGCCAATATTGATTTGATCAGTTCGGATGAAAATTTACTAGCGTTGGTGAGAGATGGTCTAAAGTTTAGATCTAGATCTACCACAAAGTCAGCAGGCAGCTCAATGGCAGCCTTGACACAACGCCGAGGAGGATCATCCACTTCAAGATCAACTGAAGATAGCATAAGCAAACTTCGTGAACAAGCCAACACCGGCGATAAAAAAGCCGGAGACAACTTACTGGTGCAGCGTTTACAACAAATACGCGGCGGCAGGAGATAATAGCCAACATTCAAGGAGAATATTATGGCAGAAATTACAACAAGTCAAATTGGTAACGGTACTACAGCATACGGCTCGGACATCGTTGTCAAGGATCTGGATCTAGACGTATCCAATCGTGTAAAAGACGATACACCTGTTCTAAACATGTGTATGAGCAAAAAGCGCAAGGTCAACTCCACGCTACCTTTGTGGACTGATGACATCTATCGACTGCCAGCTGCTCAAGCTGTGCAAGAAGGTGCTGCTGTA